GCTGACTGCGAGGTTGGTATCGTTAGAGACATCACGTGAGTTGTTTGAAAATGATTTGTTAAAGAAAAGTGAGCAAGTGCCCACGGACCAGGAACAACATTTTTTAATTGAGGATTTATATAAGTCCGTTGAGAAAATGGAAGAGACTCAAGAGATGAACATGACAAACAAAGTCAACATAGAATTTTTAAGAGAACAGTTAGATAAAGCACTAACTGATATAGAAGTATTAAAAGATAAGGTAAGACAAAATGGCAACGGGACGTATTAATAGAAAAGTATTAGATCACATCGCACAGATAAATAAAGAAAGTAAAGCTGCAAGTTTAGCAAAAAATTTAAAAAAAGAAGTAGAAACCGGCAAGAATGGTACACAAAAATATGTTATCAAGCAAGGTGAAAACAAAGGTAAAACAGTATGACAGAGTTAGTAGTAGCTTTACTTATGATTATTAACGGAGAGATTAAAGAGGCACGTATACAACCGACAATGTCAGAATGTTTAAAAGGCAAGCGTGTCGCGAAACGTGAATCTAAGTCACACATAAAATATCAATGTATAAAATCTAAAGCAGAATTAGAAAATAATATCGATGGCTCAAAATCAATTAAAAAACTTATCTTGGAATAAAAGAAACCCATTTGCCAGGGCTTTAAAAACCTTTACACAAAAGATTGTACCTGATAAAAAAAAGTATGACCGTAAAAAAATCAAAAAATCCATTTCCATTCAAGACTGAAGTAGTAACTGGTGAATGTGATGCGTGTAAATTAACTACATTGTTAGTTGGAATTGATAATACTTTTTATCGTTGTATAAGTTGTGGAGAAGATCTTGAACAAAAAGTAAATGGTGTTATCAAATATATTAGAGTTGATAAAAAAACAGATCTAGCAGCTTATGGCAAAGATTAAGTTTACACATTTTATACCAAGAGATAAGCCTAAGAAAAGGCCTCGACGTCACAAGAAAAATTTATCGAAGGGTGAGGCAAGAGATCATAAAAAATATAATCGCCAAGGAAGGCCCGGCAAAGCTAAAAGATAATGAAATTTTTATTAACAGTTTTTATTTGCTCTGCAATGAGTGGAGAGTGCTATACCAATCCAGATTATCCAAAAATATTTTCAGATCATCACGATTGCGTAAGAGCAGGCTTAACTGAATCTTATGAAATTATATATGCAGAGGGTAATTTTACTAAAGAAGATATAAACAACAACCAGTTGTATCCTAAATTTACCTGTATTCCTCAAAAAGAAGAAGAAAAAATAGCTACTTAAGAATGATTCTAAATTGTCTGCCGGAGCTTAGAAAGCTCACGGCAAACAAAAGGTGTGAGAAGAGACCCTTACTTTACACCAAAATAATATAATTGACAAGCATTGATTTGACTGGTACATATTCCCAGATAAGCACATAAAAATAATAAATGAAAGTGAGAAAAACAATGGCAGATCCTGCAAAATTTAAGTCAGTCAGTATATCTACTGCAACTTATAAAATTTTAAATTTTTTAAAACAAGGAAAGATAACAGACGCAGACTTAACAATTAGTAAAGTAATAGAAAGCATAGCAAAGAAAGAAGCAAAAAAACATGGCTACAAAAACGGAAAAGAATAAAACTATTTGTCCGCAGTGTAAGGGCAATGGATATGTTAGAGCTTTGATTGAAGAAGGTAGAGAAGAAGTGATAGCAGATTGTAATAAGTGTAAAAACCAAGGAGAGATATATGACTGAACTTAAAGAAGAACATTTTGAAGTTATAGATGCCAATAGAGATAGAGAAAATAAAAAGAAAAAGTATAAGCCGTTACCGCATGATTTATTTATTGAAGAAAGCATGATTAATGGTCAAGGATTATTTGCATCAACTAATATTTCTAAAGGAACTGATCTAGGTGTATCTCATATACAAATAGAAATAGATAAAATGAGTCCTACTGAATTAATAAGAACACCTCTTGGTGGATTTATTAATCATCAAGAAATTGTTACAGAGTTAGTTGAAGGCCCAGATGGTTATAAAATTTTAGAAGAAGTGTCTGGTCCAAACTGTGAAAAAATAAAAAACAGACCTAATGGTAATAAAACAGAATGGAATATTATAACTAGAAAGGATATTAAAGCAGGTGAAGAGTTAACTCTTCACTATACTTTTTATAAACCAAAATAAAGGATAATGAAGGACTATAAAAGCTTGATTGATGGTTATGAAAAATGTACTAAAAAAGAATTAATTGAGAAATTAACTATGACAAAAGCTCAACTCTTAACTTGCGAGAAAGAAGTTGATCGTTTAAATGAGTATGTACAACTAATGGAACTAGAAAATGGCAGAGAAGAAAAAAGAAAAAGGTAGACAATGGGACGGTATATCAAGACCGTCTGATGATTTATATAGAAAAAATTTTGAAGAAATTTTTGGGAAGTATCCTAAGGATAGTGAAAACGATGACACTATAAACACATCGCAAACTAACAATACGAGAAGAGACTATGAAAAAAAAGAACAACAACCTTAAGGCAAGAAAAAGACTATCAATAGGTAGTCCTACTAAAAGATTTAAAAATGTAACTATGCTGGGAACACAATTTCCTAGGGTAAACCTTCAAGATGAAGGCGAAGTTTCTAAGATCTTTTATGAAAGCGATCATTCTAAATTTAAATTTTTAGAAGCTAATCGCCCAATCAAACAAGCACATGTAGATAGATTAATAGGTTTATTAAATGAACCTAAAGGTCAACTTTTACCTGTTGTCATCAATGAAAATTATGAAGTCATTGAAGGGCAGCACCGTGTTAAAGCATGTATGGCATTAAAAATACCAGTGATGTGTATAAAAATAGAAGGTTCAACTATTGAAGATGTAATCTCTATGAATACTACTCAAAGCGGTTGGAATTTTAATGACTACTTACATTCTCATTCACAAAGAAGTAGACCTAACTATTTAGAATACAGAAAAGTTATAAAATTTTTAGAAGATTATAAATTATCTACAACTGTATCTAGGTGGTTACTATCAGGCAACAATCACGATCTTGGTAAAAAAGATTTTGAGGAAGGTACTTTTAAAGTTAAGAACTTAACTTATGCCGAGACTCAAGGATCTTATTTTAATAAGATTAAAGCATTTAATACTGACTTACCTGGTAAGGTAAAATTTGGTACTGCTTTTATTAAAGTGCAGAATCTGCCTCGATTTTCTATGGCTACTTGTTTAAAACAATTAGAAAAATATTGTGGTAAATATTTTAAACAAACAGGTGGTAACACAGAAGAGATGCTTGAATGTTTAATTAGATGTTATAATTTTAATTTAAGTCCTGCTAAAAAAATAACTAATAAAGTATTAAACTAATATGAAACACAACAACTGTTTTATTTATCCAAAAACAGTACGTGAAGCGATAGACGGTCAACGACATTACGATACTGGTCGTGAGAAATTGCCGTCTGTCACAACCATATTGTCTGCGACGCAAGATCCTGAGAAGGCTGCGTCGCTGAAATCGTGGCGCGATCGAGTGGGTGAGGATGAAGCAACGCGGATCGTTGAAGAAGCAGCAGCTAGAGGCACAGCTATGCATAAAATTTTAGAGAGATATGTAGGGGAAGAAGGTTATCTAGACCTTACAAAGGTAGGTTTAAACGCTCATAACATGGCCATTAGAGTCATAGAGCAGGGTTTATGTAACGTTTCTGAGTATTATGGCATCGAGTGTACATTATTTTATCCAGGGCTATACGCAGGCCAGACTGACATGGTTGGAATACACAAAGGTGAGGACGCCATAATTGATTTTAAACAAACTAATAAACCAAAACGTAAAGAATGGATCACAGATTATAAACTTCAGTTAGCAGCTTATGCAATGGCCCATAACTATGCACACAAAACAACAATTAAAAAAGGTGTGATTATGATGTGTAGTAAAGATAATTACTATCAAGAATTTATAATAGAGGGTAAAGAATTTCAAGAGTATCAACATAAATGGTTAGGAAAGGTGAGTGAGTATTATGAACATAGACGAAAAAATGAAAAGACTAAATAATTTAGCCAATGCTGCAAACAAAGCAACCGACCCTGGATTAAAAAAACTATGGTCTGATAAATGGCATCAACTTGTTAAAGAATATGCAGCCACAATCCACTAAAATTTATATAGGTTACGATAGTAAACATCCTATAGCATCTAAGGTGTGTGAGTATTCTTTGCGTAAACATTCTAAAGATTTAGATATAGAACTTTTAAAATTATCTGATCTTGAACAATTATATTGGCGAGAATACAAGGACCAGTCAACAGAGTTTACTTACACAAGATTCTTAGTGCCGTATCTGCAAGACTATAATGGTTGGGCTTTATTTTGTGATGATGATTTTTTATTTTTAAAAGATGTTAAAAAAATTTTTAAATATGCTGATGACAAGTATGCGGTGATGTGTTGTCAACATGACTACACACCTCGAGCCATTACTAAAATGTTAGGTAAGAAACAAATACCTTATAAAAGAAAAAATTGGAGCTCTTTGATGTTAATTAACTGCGGTCATGAGAGCGTAAAAAACCTAGATTTATCAACGGTTTCCGAACAATCTGGAAAATATTTACATCAATTCGAATGGCTGAAACCGCACGAGATTGGTTCTATACCGAGACACTGGAATTGGTTAGTGAATTGGTATAAAGAAAACGATGAAGATAAGCCTAGCGCTTTACATTTCACGGAAGGTGGGCCGTGGATCGTGGACAGTGAATACAAAGATCTATGGTTAAAATATAAAAAACAAATGGAGAACAATAAATGAGCATGCGTGTAAGAGAGTTACAACAATATTTAGGTAAATTTACTAACAATGAAAAAGGTACAGTCATATCAGACTGTCCTGTATATATTGAAACACAAGACGGACACTTAGAAGAGATTAGAAGAATAGAATTACAAGAAAATAAAATTGTAGGAGCACCTGAACCAGCAAGATTAGTTTTTAAGACTGAAAATATTCAAAGATGGCGCTCAATTACATACAAACAGAGTTAAAATGTTCCCTGGAACAGGGGTGGAAGCGAGAGTGGAAGCCCCATACATTATAATCATTCTAAACTAAATGTGGCAATGGAAAGGCAAGTGCAGTTTTATGCGGGTTTTTGAGGTTTGCCACGCATAAGAGGAATCTTGGGGGTATAAGTTTTTTTTTCCATTAAAAAAAAGTCGGTGGCAAGGTGGCAAGGGGGGTGTTTTTGGCTTATAAGTGTTGGTATAGGCAGATAATAAGCTTGCCAGAGCAGATTTCTACGGTGGCAGCGGTGGCAGGATAGGCTGTTTTACACCATTTCTATGTACTCTGCGCGCGGGGATTTTTTTGTTTTCAAAAAAAAAAAAATTGCCTAAATATTTCCCTTATAGTAAAACCAATTATGCCAAAACAAAAGCAGTATAAAAAATTCATACCTTTGAAAAATGCACCAGCAGGTAAAAATATATCTAACTATCCTTATGTAGAGATAGAATGGGTTGATATCGAGGGTGACGACGGCTGGAGTACATTATCAACACTAGACAAAGATAAACTTCCTGTTGCAGTGTCTAAAGGCTATTTATTAAGCCAGCGTAAAGGGGTTACTAGAATTTTTAGAGATTATATCAAAAGCAAAGAAGGCAATACTTTTGAAGATATAGGCAGTACTGTTATTATTCCAACGTCTGTGATAGTCTCTATAAAAAAATTAGAACTATAATGCCATTTAAATCAGAGAAACAAAGAAAATGGATGCATATTAATAAACCAAAGATGGCAAAAAAGTGGGAAAAAGAAGAAGCATCGGGTAATTATAAAAAGAAAAAATCTAAAAAGAAAAAATGAAAATACTAAAAGCTAATAATCCTGAGCCAGGTAGAACTCCCGCTGTTGTTGCACTTAAAGATTTATCAAATTTAAAACTTAGAGATAATTATAATCCTGAAACCATGAATGGTAGGACTAAAAGATATAATACTTATTTAAAAGATTCTTTTGACAAAGAAGGTATGAAAGATCCAATAAAAATAACACGTGTTGACAATGGTAGATGTAAGCCTTACATTAAGGTTCCCAAGGGCGGAAACAGATGTCACTGGGCCAAACAAAATGGCTACACACATATAGAAGCTTATTGGCTATGAAAAAAAATCCTACATTAACTAAAAATATGCCTTATGTTAAACATAATCAAATACCTCCAGTTAAAGGACCCGATCCACAAGGAATTAAAACACCTCTCCAACCTAAAAGATTTAAAACTATCCTTACTGTTTCAAAGCCGAAAATTTAATTTATTGTTTCTGTTTTTTCTGGTAACTCAGATGATTCTTCTGTTATGTCTACTGCTGTACCTTCTATAATGTCTTTGTGATCTTTTAAAATATCTTTCATTCTAGACTCTAGCTCTTGCTCTGATAAATTATCTATATTACCAGTCATAATTAATTTCTGATCTACATATAATCCACCGGCTTTACCTCGTGCTACTTCTGCATTTGTTGCAGCACTCCAGGCACCTTTAGCTCTCGCATCATCTCTAATTTTTGCAAGCTCTGTTATGTGTCTTTCAAATGATATGCCATATTTTTCTTGGACCTCTGCTCTAAGCTCACCAATGTAACGCACAACTAAAGGAGATATTTTTGGATTTCTTAACTCACTAGCTGCCTGTCTAGGTCTAGTTTTATAGCCTGCTTCCTTTGCACATTCTGCAGGTGACATACGTCCCTCGTTGTAAACAAGCAATTCTGCAAACTTGATTTGTCTCTCTGTTAATTTAGCTGGCACTCCCATGACTTGACTTATATCGTAAGTAGGCGTACAAGTCAACGCACATGAGAATGATTCTAAATAGAGGTTTGCACGATGAAAAAAGAGTCTGACCTTTGGAAACTTTTAAAGAAAAATACACCTGAAATTAAGTGGACAAGACTAGAGTCTTGGTCATCATTTGGTACACCGGATCTGTTGGGATACCATGATTCTTGTGGTTTTTTTATGGTAGAACTAAAGCTAATCCATGACAAAAAAATAAGGTTCTCACCCCATCAAATACTGTTCCATTCGACCATGACAAAACGTAATTTCATTTTGGTTGGACAAGGCCAGGACGCCGGCCCTCGGTCCATAAAACTTTATGGAAGCTCCTCGATCCTCGGTCTGCTTGAGGACTTGCGTGAAGTCCCGCCTGTGGCCCAGGACGATTGGGGTCATATTATTTCTTGCTTGCTCGCGAACCGCTCGTGACCTTACGCTTGCTGGCTCGCTCGCTCGCTCGCTTGTCCGCTTGTGCTCGCTCGCTCGCTTCAAATTCTTTTCGCTGCTTTTCTAGCGCTTTGTAATAAGTGGGATGTTTCCAGTCCATTTTTAGTGTTTACCATAACAGACGTTAGCTGTCGACCTATCCCAGCAAGCCCGGCAATCTTTACACTGGCCGCCCTGCTTGGGAGCCGGACAGGTCGAAACCTGCCCGCTTGTCACGGTCGACGTCCAAGGCCAAAAATTAACTGGCCCC